ATTGGGCTTCTTGTCTTAAGAGGTAAGTGGGATAATGAGTGAAAGAAAAAGAACTCTTTGATTGGTTGAGAGAAACTTACTTACCCGACCTCATCCACTCACCGCAAGAGTATGATGGATTCGATTGCACTACTGATAGATACAAAATGTTTATCGAACTTAAGTCACGAAAGACACACTACCCTGACCTGTTGATTGAGAAGATGAAGTATGACTTCCTTCTTGAAGAGGCACACTTGCTTGGCTTCACACCTTGGTACATTAACTCAACACCGCAAGGTGTGTGGGCATTCCCTCTGCATATGATGATGCCTATTGAGTGGAACGAGAAGTGGTTGCCTAGCACTACTGAGTTTGCAAACAAGAACAACAAGATGAAACTGGTTGGCTTCCTCCATTTAGATAACGGAGTACGCATTAAGTGACACTAGAGTGGGCACGCATTGAACCTTGGCAGTATGTTGTGGACTCTGTTGCCTCTGAGTATCACCGAAAGTTTACTGACATAGAGTTGGAAGATATACGTCAGTCACTGTATCAATGGTTCGTTGAACATCCCAACAAGTTAGATACGTGGGAAGCAATCGGAGTTAAGGATGCGAAGAACCTTATCTATCGTAGCCTACGTAACCAAGCATTAGATTATTGTCAGCATTGGAAGGCTAAGTCTGGTGGCTATGAGACTAGCGACCTGTTCTACTATGAAGCAGATATGGTTGAAGCCTTGCTATCTCCTGTCTTAAGAAGTGAATGGGGTCAGACACACAAGTTAAATCTTGGTCGCCCAGGTAGACCATCAGCACCTAATGAGGGTGGCAATATGATGGCGATGATGATTGAAGTTGACTTCGCATACTGGAAACTTACAAAGGATGACAGGAAGTTATTGTTCCTACGTCACGCAGAAGCAATGGACTTTCCTGACATCGCTAAGGAGATGGAGTTAGGCTCTGAAGATGCAGCCCGTATGCGTCACAAGCGTGCTATCCGTAAACTTATTAATAAGATAGGTGGCTTCAAGCCATATTCTGATAGCGACTTCGAGCAAGTTCAGCAAGTTCAGCAGGAGTCCTCAGAGGTTTAGAGGTTAGGTGCCACGAGTTACAGTGCATACATTTGTAGCAACGTGTCGGCAATGGCTTGCCCCTCCAAGATGTATGACCTGACCACGCCTTGCTAATCATTGCGTTAGCGTGTGCTTCGGTTGGGAACTTATGTTTACTGCACTTCATCTGGTGTACTTTCTGCTGGGTCTACATACATAGACTCTGAATGGTTGTCGTAGAACTCTTCAATCTCTTTGCCACTAGCAAACTGAAGCGTGTTGTTCTTTGGTTCACAAGCGGAGCATCCGCCCTTCTCACATACATCACACATCTTATCCTCCTGTTGAATAGAATCCGCTTCCGTTGAAGCGAATGGCTGGTGTGTTATAGATTCTAGTACTAACGTGTCCACAAATACAAGTAACCTCTTCGTCGCGTTCTTCTACCTTGCGACTTAAGACTGTATGTGACATACATTTATTGCATCGATACTCATACGTTGGCATTACTCATCCTTCCAATCTATTGGTGTCGGTGCGGTACTGATAGCACCACACTCCTTACATTCCTGCCTTAAGTCATACCACGATACTTCTCTTGACTCATCATCCCACATCACAGTGATGACAAACATCTTGCAACCACAGATACAGGTAAGTATTGGCTTACCTCTTAGGTCTAACATCAGTACCAATTCCTGCGCTGGCTGTGCGACCACGCCTTGCACGGTGTGCCGTAGCGGTGGACGATATACTTGTACGCCTTAAGTATCTGGATTGCTGGGTCACTGCTGGTTTCTTTAAGCATCTGTGCTATGCCATAAGCACTACTGCCTTGTTGGTTCTTTGCTAAGTGGTCGAAGCGTGACTCCTTGGTAAAGAGTTTATAGATACACTGCCTCTGTCTTAAGTCCCAATCATAACCTGCCCTGGCAAACTTCATAGCCATTACTTTGTTGGCTCGCTTCTCTTCCATCGTCGCCTTGGTTCTTGGTTCAATCTTGTGCGGGTGCTTGAACTCCACACCAACATTGACTGATACGTCGTTACCTATTGGTGCGAATAGAATCGCTGCTGTCAAGATTGATACTGCTACTATGTGTCGTTTCATCCGTATAGTTTAGCAAGAATCTTGCGAACATCACGTCTGTGTCGCTGTTCTGCGGTAACAATCTTCTCATTGTCTCTGTGCTTGAGTAGTTTATAACGTTCTGATAACAACAACCCACCCCAGATGGTGCCCCATCCACCCCAGAACTGTACGTTCTCTGATTCTAATCCTTCCTTAAGACACAACTCCTTGACTGGGCAAGTGCGACATAAGGTAATTGCTTCGACGCTACGTAACGCTTGTAGTTGCTGTTCATCTGAGTGAATACTATTCTCGTAGTGCCATAGGTCTGGGTCAGGGTGTCCGTTACAGTTGCCCTCTGCGTGCCAACGTTTGTCTGGTAGTGTCATCCGATTACTCCTGTAAAATAAAGAATTGTTATAAGCCCAAGTATGGGTATCCATAGTGCGCCAGCACCTCCGATAAAGAACACTGCGTAGATTGCAAGGCTGTGTCTAAGTAACTTCATACTGCCTTAAGACTTAAGACTGGTAACACGTTGACTGCTTCGCCTTTGTATTCGTCAGTCCACTGTGTCTCGCTCTTGACTTGGTGTTCATACAACCATTCATCCTGCTGTGTGTAGGTCATAGTGTTCCACTCGGTAGGTAAGTCCGTGCCCTCTGGCAACCAGACGTTGACAACCTTGACACCTTTAGTTTGATATACAACCTGGAATTGTTTATTCATTTTGTTACCTTCTCATCCTCGCAAGACTGACAGGTGCGTGAGTTATAACTCTTACGGTCAAACTCATTGTCACATTGGCTACACATAACCCACTCCGAGTCATCGTAAAATACTGGGTCGTTTAACTGTGGCTCACTCATTAGTAGAACCCTCCAACATTTCATCAGTTAAATTATCAAGTGTGTATTCAAGGCTCTCTTCATCCCCTGGATTTTCCTGCCACTCACTAGCCCAATCAGGGTCAGGAATAAAGTTCCCTGCATCTAAGAAGTTTAGTTCGTATCCATCAGAACTATCCCAATGCAGAAGTACGGAATACTCTACGCCTTCCCTCTCGAATGTAATCCGCTTATCATATGCCGTCTCTTCCTTTGTTGTTGCTTTGATTTTAATACTCATTCTTCTTCCTCTTCAATCATCAAGCCACAATCTTTGAGTGCTTGGATAGCCTCGTGTAATGTCTTAAGTGCTAAGGCTTGCTGTTCTTCTGTTGTCATTCTGAATCTCCTGTCTTAAGTAATGTGTTGCCCTGTAACTTCTTATGTATCTGGTCTGCTGTGTAATCATACGACTGCCCAGCGTTTCCGTCAACCCCTTCAGTCCATACAACTTTGCGATGGTCGAACCTAATCGTTGCGCCGTTGCCATATAGACTCATCAATAAACTTGCGCCCTCTGTGTGCTTGGTACTTGCGACGTACTCGCCTTGTGCTGTATAGACTTTCCATTGTGGTGATGCAGCCATCTTATTCTCCTATCATTTCGTCGTTGATTATTAAACCTAATACTGCTAGTACTATGAGTGGTGCTACTGCTATGAATAGACCAGTCATTTCTTTTCTTCTGTCTTAAGTTGTGGGTTGGGTAGTTCTCCAGCCATAACTAGCACTGCTTCAAGGTGGTTCAATGCTTGTTGCTTGCGCTTGTAATTAGTGCCCAGCATTTCGTTAGCCTTTGCCAGGGTACTTCCGCGACTGGTCATCTTCATTCCTGTCTTAAGTTCTAACCTAATCCAACGGACTAATGAGTGGAGAATGTATAGGTCAACGCCTACCCCGCTAGCACTAACCATCTCTCCGTTCTCGTTGTGCTCGATGTGCTTGCGTCCGTTTGTTAGTGCTTCAAGTGTGCTCTCTGGTAACATTTTGTTATTCTCCTGTCTGAAATGGGTTGGGTGCTGATACATTAAACTTCTTTACCTTGACCATACAAGGGAGGCATACCCCCTTCATACCTTCAAGGATTAAGAATGACTGAGACTGCTCACATAATCCACACATTTTATTCTCCTGTCTTAAGTACGAAGCCTTCGTAGTATCCGTCTTTGATGTCGTTCTTCATCCACTGCTCGGCGTTGGCTGTCCACTTCTCGATGTTGACTGTCCGTGATACGCCGTTCTGTGTGACTGTGTAAGTGGTGCCCTCTGTTGTGATTGTGTCACCGTTTGGGTGTGTCCATTGTGCCATTTACTTTTCTCCTGTCTTAAGTAGTAGTTCATTGTTGAGTTTTGCTTTGATGCTATCGGTGAGTGTGTTGTCCCACATCCCGCCGTTGTCATTGATTGTCTTGTTGATTGAGTAGAGTACCCATTCAATCTCTTGCGCTGTTAGTTCCATTTGTTTTCTCCTGTCTCGTTGTTGGTTGTACTATTGCACAACTGTCTTGCTCTTGTCAAGTGTTCTTGATGTGACCTTTGTCTCACGTCTTAAGTAGTAACCGTGCACGCACTGGCTGAGTTCTATCAAGCAATCCCCGCACATTACTTACCCCCTAAGTAGCACTGCTGAATTGTCCCCCAGCAATAGCCGTCATCTGTCCAGTTGATGTGCGTGGCTAGGGTGTAGGTGAGGGCTAGCACTCCAGCCCAGAACATAACCCGAACAACTGTTCGCACTCTGTAATAATTCTTATGTCTTAAGTCGTTAGTCATTGTCTACCTCCTTTGTAAACTTGCCTGAGAATTCCATCTCCCTAATGTAAGACCTGTTGTAGGCGATGTAGTCTTCTAACTGAGAAATTTTTGTGAACTCTATCTCTTCGGTTTTGATTTCGATTTCGTTGCGGTTCCACTGGTTTTGAATCTTGACTGTTGCCGTTAGCATCTGATTAGTTTCCTGTCTTTGCTGTTGTGTATTGGCTGACGATTTTATTTTGTTCTGTCTTAAGTGCTAAGTAATGACGGGCGATGATGTCAAAAGTAGTGGCACCCCATCCGATAAGTAGTTGAGCAATTAAGTCTGCCCCCTCTTCGTGTCCTGCTTCCTTCTCACGGGTTACTACTTGGCTGATGTACCCCTCGAACTCACCGCGTAGGCGTTCACTTAGCCCGCTCATATTCTCGGATTTAAGTTCATCCATATCCATAATTGCGGTGTATGTATCGAAATCGTTTTCGGTTACGAGAATGTAATCCTCGGCGAATTGATGGCTTGCTCCTGGTCTTTCCATTGTCTTGCTCCTGTCTGGTTGTGTAGTTGTATTTTGGTACAACTGCCCGCGAATGTCTATCATTTACGGGTGTGATTCGCATCACACGTGCCCCCGCTAGGTCTTGAACCTGCGCCCGCTTAGGGTGCGGGGGCTATGTCTTAAGTCTTATTCTCCCCCCTCTTCCTCGACCTTGAATTCACTGTCGCACTCTTGGCAGATTGGCTTGCACTTTTCTAGTGTCTTAAGACTTAGGCGGATGCTTTCCCCGCACTCGCATTTTGCCACTGGGAGATTCTTGTTTCTTCCCTTAGGCTTGGCGGTGCCTCCGTCGTTGTCGGCTGTTAGGCGCAAGGCTTCCTCGATTAGACGTAAAGGCTCCGCCCAGCGTGTCGCACATTCATCCGAGACCTCTGTCACACTGAAACCAATGCGCGGGGCTTGGGTAATCGTGAGCCCTAGAGACTCGGCGCGAGCCTTGAATTTCTGGTTGTGGTACCCGTCCCCGCTTGTGCCCTTTACGCCCTCTTTATTGTCGATGCTGTGCGCTGTCTCGTGCAACAAGGTGCCAAGCATCTCTCGCGCCTCGCGCTTGGCGATGGTGATAAAGATTTCGTGAAATGTCTCGGTGCCAGATGCCCAAGGTGTCCAAGGTGTGAAGTGCCCGTGAACCTTGGCAGACCGTCCCGTTACGATTGTGGCGCGGGGTGCTCCTGTCTCCTTGGCAATGATGGCGTGAGCCTCTTCCAATGCCTTGGTGATTGTTGAGAGATTCTCAACTCTTGATTCTGGTGCCTTGAAGATGTCCCCCGCTTTTGCTGTCTTCTTCTTGGTTGTTGTTGCTGTCTTCATTTTGAAACCTTTCTGTCTTAAGTCGTAACGGTTAAGGATTAACCGATAGGAGAATTTAATCAGTCGGGCTGTACACCTGTCAATTCTAAGTCACGCTCAAGAAATGTTGTGTTGGTCACATTTTCCCTGAGAGATTCCTGAGAGTCGTTCCCCTCTGTTAAGGGATGGTTGAAGATTCAACTACTTTTGAAAGGTAGATAAGTCGACAATTGATGAATGACTTCCCCCCGTCGGATTTGATAGGGGGATAGAGTCATCTCCCGAATTCCTATTTAAGAAACAAAAGTGTTTCGTAATTCATTTATTAATAAAAGTTATAAAAGGAAGAGACCCCCATCGGGTCTCATAATATGGACAAGTCAGAAAGCAATCAAGAAATGTCGACAAAGAAATAAAGAGACATCAGTATAGTTATGACCCAGGGTATGATTAATGTCGTATGCGCGTGACTATATGTCTCCCATTATAATTTTCTGTTATATTCAGCCCCCCTATATATAGCCTCTGAGCAGGACTTTTAGCCCCAGAGGGGCACTTTTCTAAAATATATGGAAACCGTGTGTTCGGTTTCGGTACTTCCAACGGGTTATCTTATATGTAAAGATTTAATCTTTATAGTTCTAAACGAACTCGCTTCGTTTGGGACTACGCTCGTTCGTTATATATATTATATAAATATATAACTGACTAATGTTGAGTAAACGCCAGAGTTATGCCGTTAATCAGATAGCGTTATTATACCGATATAGGGGACTCTATTATGGCAACCAGAGGGCGCAAGCCTGGCATTCAAAACATCTCTAAGGCTGAGGCACAAGAGAAGATGCTCCTGCTCCTAGAGCAAGGGGCGACCATCACAGCGGCTATGAGCGCCGTGGGACGAAACGATGTAACCTTCCGCCAGTGGTCAATGCAGGACCCTGACTTCAAGGATAGGGCTGATAAGGCTCGACTTGCTGGTAAAGGGGTCAAGGCTGACCTGAAGGACCTCAAGGACATTTCCTTCCCAGACTTCTGTGAGCAGTTCTTAGATTCTAAGATGTTCCCTCACCAGTTGAACTGGCTCGACCTGATTGATGGGGTACCCCCTCGCTGGCAACCCGCAGGTATGACATATGAACCGTCAGACCCTGACCGTGTACTTATCAACGTACCCCCTGAGCACGCCAAGTCTACAACCATCACGACTAACTATGTGACCTATCGAATCGTCACAAACCCCAACATTCGAGTCATCATTGTCTCTAAGACTCAGGGTATGGCTCGTAAGTTCCTTGGTGCTATCAAGACCAGACTTTCACACCCAGCCTATATGAAGATGCAGACAGCCTTTGGTCCTAACGGTGGATACCAGAAGGATGCTACCCAGTGGGCGGCAGATATGATTTACCTGGGAACAGGACGCGACTCTGGCGAGAAGGACCCTACGGTCCAAGCCTTGGGTATCGGTTCTCAGATTTACGGTGCTCGTGCTGACTTGATTATTGTCGACGACGCGGTTATGGGTACTAACGCCCACGAGTGGGAAAAGCAGATGGAATGGCTTCAGAAGGAAGTTATCACCCGTCTTGGTCGACACGGTAAGTTAATTATCGTCGGAACCAGAGTGGCACCAGTTGACCTCTACAAGATGCTGCGTGACCCAGGGCAGTGGAGCGGTGGAGTAAGTCCTTTCACCTACTGCGCTATGCCAGCCGTTTTAGAATTTGATGAGGACCCAAAGCAATGGAAAACATTGTGGGCAGAAACTGACCGTCAAGAAAATGACAAAGACGACGTTCTGCCAAATGGTAATTATCCAAAGTGGGACGGACAATCTTTATTCAAGCGTCGCTCTCAGGTATCTCCTTCAGTGTGGGCTATGGTCTACCAGCAAGAAGATGTCACAGAGGATGCAATCTTTTCACCGACTTGTATTGCAGGTTCTGTCAACGGAATGCGTAAGCGTGGTCCGCTAAAGCCTGGAGTACCTGGACACCCTCAGCGTGTAGAAGGTGCACACACCATCATCGGACTTGACCCTGCTATGGCAGGTGCCACAGGTGCGGTAGTTGTAACTTATAACCGCGCTGATGGCAAGATTTACGTTTTGGATTGTGTCAATATGACCGAGCCAACTCCACAAAAGATTCAAGACCTCATTGAAGAATGGGTTCAGAAGTATCGCCCTCAGGAACTGCGTATTGAAATCAACGCACACCAGAAGGCATACGCACTCGATGACAACCTACGCCAGTACCTGGCTCAGTGGGGATGTCAATTGAACTCACACTTTACTGGTAAGAATAAATGGGACACATCATTTGGTGTAGCGTCAATGGCAGCATTGTTCGGCAATACACGAGATGGACGTTTCCAAGATAACAACTTGATTGAACTACCAAGCAACGAAGGCTCTGAAGGTCTTAAGACGCTAGTTCAAGAACTGATTACTTGGAAGCCTGATACTAGAAACCCTACAGACTGCGTAATGGCACTATGGTTTGCAGTCATTCGTGTACGCGAACTGATGCAAGCGGGTTCTCGCTTACAGTCATACACGCAAAATC